ATTCAGAACCACCACCGTATGCAATTCTTTGAACGGCAGGAAGTCCTGCGTGTATAGTTCCTGTAGCGCCTTGTAATGTTTTAATTAAATTGATTTGATGGTCTACATTAATAAGAGGATATGTTGGGTCAATTAACAATGTTACCATTTTGGCAGTTTTTTCTGCCCACATATCAGGTACCGCGGTTTGTCCTCCAACTGCGCCGGCAACAACCATCTTTAAACCACGAGCTGTTATTTGTCTATCAAATACTGCACCATTTGAACTATTACTTGCTAAAGTCGTGTCAACATAATCTGAAACAGTATTTATCTGAGCAAACTCTGGGTGACTTTGTGCTGCGGTTACGATTGACCCATCAACAATTAATACATCAACATTTTTTCCTGATGCTGTAATTGTAACATCCGCTGTCTTATCACTATCATCATCACTTCCCCAATCTCCGTCAGGATTAGCTGCCACAGTATGTCTAAGTATTCCCCAATTTTTTTCAGATGCAGTAGGAAAAGTACTACGATGTCTTCTCCAAGTTCCGTTATCTTCGTAACCTTCAGCTTCCCAAGTAATTAAATCAAAGAGTTCTTTATCTTCAACATCTCTTACTCTTGGGTCTTCTTTTAATTTTTCAGCTTCTTCAGGAGTCAGCATATAGTTTGTGACTCGACTAATTCGTCTTCTTAATTGTAAATCAACTGCTCTATCAGGAATGTATAAGTCACCTCCTGGAGTTTCCATATCATTATAGAAATCATCCAAGTCTTCTCGACGATAAAGGGTGACCATATATTCTTTCATTTAAATTAAGCCTCTAATTGCATAAGAGTTAAAGTTACACCGACATTATTTGTTGCACCTGACTTATTTTTAACCGCTGCTATAATTTGATTTCCTGATTCTAACCAACCTAAAACTGCAGGACCAAACTTAACTGTTTCAGCACCTGTTGTAATAACTTCAGCAATCACACCTGCGTCAGGAGCAGGATCTGTTAATTCAGTTCTTGAAGAATCTGCTGTTCTTGAAGCAGTATCAACATATAACCTTACCCAGGCTGCGTGAGTCGTAGCAATTTTCATTAACGCAAATGATTTGAAACCATCAATTATAATATCTGCATTTTGGTCAGCGGTCATACCTCCTGTTACTGTGGTCTTTGTTGTTCTTGTTGGTAATGAACCGCCACCACCACTTGCTGATGGGTCAGCAATTTCAATATCACCAATCATTGAAGCATGAACATTACAAATATACTTATATGTTCCACTTATATCGCCAGGTACTTTCCAATATAAAACACCTGATGTTTTGCCTTGTGCGTTTGAACCTGTTGTCCTAGTTCCATCAGGAGCGATATGAACAAGTCCTGTATTATATGCAGTACTTGCATCTGAACGAATTTCAAATGGATGTGATGCAGTAACACCTGTTAAATCAAAAGCAATTGTTTCTCCTGCATTAACATATAGTGTTGGATTATCTGTTGTGCCATAATGATCCGAACGATATGCACTTGAACCGTTTGGTGTCATAACATGAACTGTTGTAGCAGGATATGCCATATCATGTACATCAAGATCTGCTGTATTAACTTCAGTTAAAGCGGCTAGTGTTGAAGAACCGCCACCGCTTTGAGCAACCCAAGCATAATCAGAACCATCCCAACTTAATACTTCATTAGTTCCTGCCGTGCCTTGATTTAAATGATTATTAACATCAGCATCTGTATATCCGCTACCACCGCCAGCTGAAATCCAAGCATAGTCTGAACCATCCCAACTAAGTATTTCACCTGTACCTGCACCTGAAACATTTAGATGTGTATCAACATCACTTGTAGCAAATGTTGCTGGTAAAGCAGCCCATTGATAATCAGAACCACTCCATTGTAATACTTCGTTAGCTTGTGCACTACTTATATTTAAATGAGCACTTACGTCGTTATCAGAATAAGAACCGCCGCCTGCTTGAGAAATCCAAGCATAATCAGAACCATCCCAAGATAAGATATCATTAGAGCTTGCACCCGAAATATTTAAATGTGTATCAACATCTCCAGTTCCAAAACTACTTCCGCTGGCTTCAACCCAACTGTAAGAACCGTTTGCGCTTGTTCCAAGAACATAACCATCAACTTCGCTATTTAATATATTGGCCGAATATACAAATGAGTTAAGTGGGTCTGTGTGATTAGTGATTGTTCCTGCTGAGGTATCAGATAATAATTTTCTCCAAGATCCATGAGCGTAATATAAAGATCCTGTATCATGAGCATGTCCGATTGCACCGTGATAAGTACTTGGGTCAACGGCAAGAAGTTCTGCTTCTGTTGCATATAAGAATGATACCTTGTGAGGTTTACCCAATAAATCTAAATTACCTTCTGTATCAAATAAGTCGGTTGCGTTTTGCGAACCTCCTAATGCAAGGTATAACTCATTAAAGTTATCGTTTGTTTTATCGAATGCATTACGAAGCGGATCACCTGTTCCGTCATTCGCCGATACACCAATATTAATTGTTTGCTTGGCCATAGCTGTTCTTTCCTAAAATTAATTTATTTAATTTATTATTTATTCTTAATATGTTATATTGTAGTCATCTTCAAGGTACTTATTCAATAGGTTCTTCATATCGTCAGAAACGGTATGTCCTACATCGTCCTTCAAGAAAATAACTGTATCATAATCAACAATTAAACTGTCTGCTCCATAAGCGGCTCCACCAAGATTTTGACTTCCTGTCCATCCTTGTGCTTGTGCAAATCTATATGCACTATCCTGAGCCTTTAAGAACTCCACTCCTAACGCTGTTCCACCTGCGTATGGGACTGTAGTATCTTGAAGACCATTCATTAGAACAAGTCTTCTTTGAGGTATTGGGTTCTTTATTAAATCATAACCTAGATTTGGAGATTGTGATCCAGTTATTTCTTCATTAGATGGGTAATAGAAATAACCGTTTCTATATTGTTCGTTGTGTGCTTGTGATATCATACAGACAATAGTATCAACTGCAGTATCACCAATTTCAACCGCTGCCCTTAATGCAAGAGCTCCGCCATTACTTGTACCAACAATACGAATCTTAGTTTCATCAACATTATTATATATTTGTAACATTGTGATAAGTTCTTCTAACATTTCAATGTCAGGACCTTTTGAGGTTTCCTCTGAAATATTCCAAGAATTAGCAAATCCATCAACACCAATTAATATATGTCCTGGTAAGTTATCAGCAAATTGCGAAACTGAACCAGCACCTGTTCCACCATTACCGTGTAATAAAATAGCAACTGGGTAAGGAGCCGTTCCTACTGTAGGCATTTGTACTGTTACGTCGTAATCATGGAAGCCTTGACTCCAATTCTTTGTAATTGTTAAATCTGTTGCTGAAGCTGTACTTAATGTTAAACCACCTGAACCGCCCGGTATATGGTCAGCTGATACATAAGTACTATCAGAAGTGTAATTTGTAACTGAAGCTCTTAAGCTTTCAATGTCGGCTAAATCAAATGGTGATCCAGCACCTTGGTCATTAAACAATCTCAAGAATCGTGGTTTCATTCCTGAACCAACATACGCCTTAAAGATAAAGTCACCAAATAATTTTGAACCTGCTAGGTGAACATTTTCTCTTAATAACGTTTCGTATTCTTGTAAAGGTAATGTAGATTTAATTTGATATGAATACTCTTGATAGAAGTCACTATCTTGTATTCTTGCTCCTGCATCGTAATATTCTAATGTATTATCTGAAGATTGACCTGGCTTTGTTCTATATCCACTTAAATGAGAATTTTCATTTGACCAATAACCTGATGTGACACCTTGTTGTGTTGCTTCAACCCAACCTGTAGCAACAATGTCATTATTTGCATCTCTTAATTCACCTTTACCTTCAGCAAATATTTCTGGCTCAGTTCCATAATCAACATATCCAAATCCTGAAGATAAAATATTAACTTCTTTAACTCTTCCTATTGCGAATTCAGTTTCTGCATTAATGATTGCGTTATCACCAAATGATGGACTATTCTCATAATCGGTTTCAACTGCGATAACTTCAAAGTCAGGCTCAGGTGAAGATTCAAAACGTATATCTTCTCCACTGAAACCATAATAAGCAAATGGAGTAACGGTAATACTTCCAGCTTCTAAATTTGTTCTTTTAACAACAGCAGTAATTCCAGTACCTACACCAACAATACGATCGCCTATTGAAAAGTTTCCTGCGACACCTGCATCAGCAAATTGAAGTATTTGATTTTTGCGTTCAAAGTTTTTGAACACACTGTCTTGTGCTATCGCAAATACATCGTTTTTATATTCGGAACCTGGATTAACATTATTAAACCCAGATATAGTACCTATTGTTAAATCTTGAATATTAAATGCATCTTCCAAAGGAGTTGATAAATTAACTGGAGAAGCGGTTCCTGAGAATGGAGCTACAGATTCGTAATCAGTTATATTTAATGTTGTTCCTAAATGAGGTTGAATTAAATCAGTAATAACAGAAGCAACAGAAGTATCTGCCAAACTTGATACAATAACATCATCAGTATCAGAAGTGTCAGGATATAACGGACCAGGAGACGATTCATTTTTCTGCGTAACTTCATTACCTAGTGAAGCAACTGTAACTACATATTCATTTGAACCACGAGTTGTTGTAATAATACTTCCTGCGTTAAATGCATTACCTGCATTCATTCTGAATCCAACAGAACTTGCATTTTGTCCAATGACAATACCTTCGTTACCACCTTGGTCTTCAACGGTTTCGCCTATGACATAATTTAAATCTTCATTATTTGTTATGAGAGATTGATTAGAAACTAATAAGCGTGTATTATCAATTGTATAACCATAACCACCGTCAAGAACATCATATGAAATTCTTCCTGTTGTTTCATCGGAAATAGCAGTAACGATTGCTTTACCTGAATTACCGTCTTTTTGTTTTACGTCAAAGATTTCACCAACTGACCTTCCTGTCATTCCTTTATCAAAAGTATCAATAATGAAACCTGATAAGGAACCATTTACTTTACCAAACGAAACAACTTCACCACTTATTTTTGTTGTGATATCTTCAAACTTATCAAAGTTACCTTTAATTCCATCGAGATATACAACCGCAGTTTTAATTCCATTTAAGATAAAGAAGTTAACTGAACGGACTGATGCTTTTGCACCAGAGAAGGCACCTGTAATGTTACGAGATAATAAATCAAAGTAAGTATATTCTTTACCACTCTTTGATGTAAATTTGTTTTGATTTGGAAACATTTGTAAGTATACACCTTGCTTCCAATCAGAATCAGAAATCTTTGCCATTCTTTCTGAAGGATATATGATTTCAATATCAAACTCTTGATAGAATATCGCAAAGAATAATTCGATACCGCGAGCAGTACCTTTTGAACGATATAAGTCAAGAATATTTTTAATAATAAACTTGATGATATCCGTTTTAAGTGGTAGGTCAGCAAGAAACTTTTTCTTAAAGAATATAATCATACTCTCTAATGTAGTATCAATATCTTTAGTCTCAAAGAATCTTCTTTGTTGATAGATATGTTGATTCTCTTGAGTTTCTGACCACTTATAATAATCTTCTACTAATTGAACAAGCTCAGGTCCATCTTCCCGATAAATCGCAGGGAATTGGCGCTTTACAAAAAGCGATATATTTTTTTCTATTTCACCCTGAGGCATGTTTCTTCTCTCTTAATAAGATGTCGTTGTTCCTGTTGGAGGATTCGTTGCTGATTGCGTAGCAATAGGTCTATTAAATTCCATCAAGTTCATTGTTACTTTAACATCAGTATCTCTTAAAATAAATACTCTTCCTTTTGGTGCTTTAATATCAGCAGTTTTAGTTTTTGCACTAATCTTAATTGCCGAGCCTGTAAATGTTTCTACTTTAAAGTTTGTTAATTTAACTTCACCTGTTTTATAATCAACTGTTCCTGCAGTAGGATTAATAATTTGTGGATTCGTAACTTCATCTGTAATTGTCATCACATTACCTTGACCATCATCTTGTAAGAATACACAAGTACCATCAACATCAAATACTGTTGACTTAATCGCAGGTTTATAATCTACGAAACCGTTTGCACTCTTGAAAGGATAGGGCTTAATTAATTCTGCTTCAAATCTAAATGCAGGATTTGTATTAAAATTAAGTGGAGGTGAATATTCAATAATAGGCAATACAGAAATTTCATTACTCTCAATACCTGTGTCTAATCCATCAATAATACTTGAAAGTTTTGATACACGTAATGATTTATCAAATCCTTCGAGATTGTCGTCAGAATATTTTTGAATCGCAGCTCGTACTAATGATTCTAATTCAGCTTTTGATTTTTCTGTATTCTTTCTCGTATAAGTTACATTAACTGCCATATCACCGTATACAAATTCAGTTGCCACAAAGATTGGTTCAATACCTAGTGGTGCTCTTTCTTTTAAATATGCAATATATGAATTAGATAATGTTGAAGAAATGATTTCAGTATTATCATTTAAGTAAACTGAAATAGCAACACGGCCATATTGAGGTGGGTCAAGTTGTTCACCACCATAAGCAGAAACTGCCGTAATTTCAGGGAAAGCCTGTTGTAATAATACTTCGTAATCTTTTGTCGTTACTGCTCTTTCCTGAACTTGTAATGCCTTAGGAGCAAAGTATCGAATAGATTCCATTGACTCTCTTTCTTGACCACCCGCCGCTGCTTGAACAACTGTTGCTGATACTATTCCTGTATCGTTAATAGAACCAGTTCCAAATTCTGCGGCACCGTTAGGTTCTGCACCTGAACAGATTCTATACCTTACTCTTACATCTTCAAATTCTTCAGGTTGTAAACCAAACTGATTCTTACCAAAGTAAATAGAATAACGATCATCGAGATAAGGTTCTAAATAAAATACTTTATCTGTAGGATTAACACCAAAGATAGTTGTTGCTCTTGTAAATACATTTGCATCGTCAGTTGCTTCAGCATCAACAAACACAACAAGTGAATCAGTATCTACTTCATTGTTTGTTAAATAAACTCTTAATACTCCATCAGCATCAACAATAAATCCTTCTCTTTGGAAACTCTGTAACATTTCTCCTTCAAAGAATTCAACATTTTGTGCTTCATATACTCCTGGTGCAGTTCTTCTTGCTGTATAAGCTTCGTTTGTCACAAAGTTATAACTTTCACCTTGATAGTTAGCAGACAATTCAAAATACTGAGGAACTGTAATTGTTGAAGCATTCGTTGTTGTATCATTAATAGTTAGATTTAAAACAGCCTTGGCAGACTTACGTGATCTTGGAATATAATTCAATTCTTTTGCATGAGATACGATTGAATTCTTGAGGACGGCAGAGTCAAGAAACATTTCGTTAAGTGCCATATTTGTATAGAAGTTATTTTGATAACTATTAAATGAAAGTACATCAAGTAGTGCAGACATATTTGAACCTTCAAAGTTGTAATCTTTAAACTGCGTTTGCGTTTGAAGATATACTTTAAACTGTTCTTTAATTGCCGCGAAATCTAATTCGGTAATTGGTGTTTTTGGATTTGCCATCTCTATCTATTCCTTTTTAATATAACATCTAAATTAATTGGTTGTTGCTCGTTTTGAACATAAAACGTAATTCTTACAACAACTTGACCATTATCCAAATCTCCAGAAACATATACGTCTAATAACTCAGCTCGCGGTTCATATGTTTTTATTGTAGATGCTACTCTATCTTTAATGAGTTTCATTGTACCTGGTGTAAGATTTTCAAAAAGCATATCACGTATACTTCCACCCAAGAAAGGCTGCATTGGTCTTTCACCACGGTCGGTTAAAATTAAATTCTTAATTGCGTCTTTAACTGCATTTTCATCTTTAAGTAAGACAATGTCTTTTGATACAGGACTCGTAGTTAAATCCTTTCTGAAATCAGAATAAAGATTAACCTTCTTTGCTTTCGGTGATATGTAATCTACTAATGCCATTTATAATATTTCTCTTAAATCTAAATGAATGAAATCGTCGTATTCTTTAACATATTTAAATCCATTTTTAAATGCAGATTCAATAAATTGGTCTGCTTCAAAATCTGCCTTCTTAATGTCAACTACCATTCCACTTAAATGTGAATTATCCTCTGCGTATTCTTTCTTTTTATTATAAGCTTTACTTACCCAACCATTTGTAATAATAAGCTTGGTACCGATTTCCTGTTGTACTCTTTTCAAATATACTTTAACATCAAGGTCAACTCTTGTGTAAGCATATATTCCATCACCTTCTTTTTCGTCAAAAGAATCTCCTTCAACTCCAAAGCTTGTATCACTACCTTTAAATACTGCTCCACATCTTGGAAGATCTCTATAATCTGCTGCAGTAATTGGTGCTATATTTTGTGGAGGTTCACCTGTATTTGTAATGACCTCTCCACCCGTCTCAGTCCATCTGCCTTCTAATCTATTTATTACCTCTTGACGAGTTGTTGGGGAATACCTTATAGCTCCGGCTCTTACCGCTGACGATTCATTGATTTGAGAGATTCGTTTAAGGCGGTTTACAATCGTACTGTACCTGGATGTATAATTGTCAAGTGGAGAATTAATGTCCTTAATAAGGGCTTCTATGTTTCCAGCAAGAGCACATATACGAGCAATGAGGAATTGTATTTCTTCAATTCCAGGTGATTCAAATAAACTTACTGCGTAATCAATTAATCCACTTATTTTATCTTTAATACCTTTTTTATTTGCGTCAGTAAAGAATGCGCAAGATTGTTCTCTTACTGTCATAATACCTTTTACAACCTTTGCGTCTACAAAAGTTTCAAATCCTGCGACAATACCTGCTGGGTCAAAGTTATCTATTTTGTCTTGTACTTCTTGAAAGATTTTATCAATAACATCTTCAATCTTTTTCTTAACTTCATCAATTAGTTTTTCAACTAAACCTGCGACGGTTAAATCTTTTATACCATCGTATGTTCTTATTTTATTAATAATATCTAATACTTGACCTACGAGAGCTTCAACTTGTCCGATTAAATCAAAGAATGCATCAATTGAAGCAAAGAGAGAATCAAACCTATCACAGAATCCACCAAGGATACTTGTACTGAAATCGTTTTTATAATAAGCATCTAAATTACGAGCAAGTCTTACTGTATCGTTTTCGTTTAAAAACCCATCAGGAGTGTAATTATAATTTTGTAGAAAGTCAGCCATTTCCAAATTAGAAATATTACCTCTTTCCCATCTTCCTGCGAGGTCAGGATAAGAATCTAAATTACCAATCTTTTGTCTTAATAAGTTATTTAAATAATCGGTTGCATTATATAATGTTTGTCCATATTTGTTAACTGCTTTTGATAATGGATTCGTTTCTGCTTCATTAACAATACTTTGTGCAATCTCTGCAGTCACTGCATCAATCTGAGCAAGAGTATATCTACCTTCTTGGTCAACAATAGGTTTAGGACTTAAGGATAACTTATTCTGAGTTGTTTGGTCATTTCTGTCAATACATACTTCAGCCATTATAAAATACTCCTAGTTGTGTCAACTGCAGAATCATCAATAGGTGCAAGAACACCTGCTGAATAACCCATTGCGAAATATCCTTGAGGAACAATAGATGTTGACTTGCTTGGCGGTTCAGGCATCTTAGCTTGTGTCATACCCCATGCACCATTTCCGATAGGTAAGAAGTCGGCAACAATAGCAGCGAATGCAGATACAGGATTAAGTATCTTAGCATAGAACTCTGCACTATTACCTGTAGGATATGCCCAACCTGAAGTAATGCCTGGTAAAGGAGCAACGACAGGAGCAGATACGGCAGGAGGTAATAAAAGAGGTACAGTTGGTATTGATACACTTACGACAGGTGGACGATAAGCACCATTATATGCAGCACCTGTAGCAGTCATAAGTGGAGCACCTAATGTTGTAAAGTCACCACTTGTTGCCGCGACTGATGTAGCAATAACTGATGGAGAATTAACAACACTGCTTGAAGTAATTGCACCTGAATTAATAGCAGTTGTATTAAATACTCCAGTATGTGAAGTTGTGACAGAAGCAATTTGCATAGAAGGAGTTGTTAAACTCCAACCTGGTGTTGGTACCGATGTTCCTGTTAAAGGAGTAGGAGGTATTAATCCACTTGCTAAACTGATTATGTTTGAAGCAGTATTATGTATATCACCTGGTGTAGATAATTTAATTGCTTTTGTTGAGAATACATCATAAGTATTTAATGCTGTATTTTTAATGTTCTTGGCAACGAAGTTTAATTGATTGACTGACTCAAACTGTATTTCTTTTTTACCAAAGACAGTCATAATACCTGCGTTGGCTTCTAACTTAACATCTCCACCTCTTAATTGAACTTGGTCACTTGCGTTTAGATTCATTTGCCCACCAACACCAAACTCGGCATTGCCATGAACAAGCATTCTATAATCACCTTCGATTTCTTCGGTCTTATTACCTTTTACATATACATGAGCATTACCGTTAATCGTAACTACACTATGACCTGAAGATTCATGTTTTGTTCCAATATTAACTTCATAACGATCTGCTGTTGCTTTTTCTGAAACTGTTCCTTTTGCATCTATTTGAATATAAGCACCACTATTGTGATGTATCATAATTCTTTCAGCGCCGGGAGAATCATCAATTTCAATTGAATGTCTTGCTGTTTTAATTACTTTGTTATAAGGATACTTTGCATTATAAGCAGGAGTAGGTTCAGCCCAAGTTTCATCACTGTTAGCAATCTTTTGGTCATGAACACGATTAGCTGCCATTGCTAATAAGTATGTTTCTAATAACTTTTCACCTGTTGCTAATTTATCAGGACCGCCACCTGCATTGAAATTTCTAGGAGCATAAGCTCCACCTAACAATTCACCATCTTTAGCGGCAACAACACCATACCCATCTTCAACAGGATTTAATTCAGTATTATAAGTACCTGGGATAAGTCCTAGTATTAATGGATGTTGTGCCATTCTTCCATCAAGGAACATACCATATACAAAAGAATTAAGAGGAGGTGGTGGATTATTAGGATCGTAAGAACCTGAAGCACACAGTGCCCAAGGTAAATCTTTAGTTTTAATATCAGAATGTGTTCCGTGTATTCCAAACGCACGTACTTGAATCTTCCCTTCTCGAGATTCGTCTACATTATTCTCTACAATTCCTATAAAGAATTGAGGCTGTCCTATACCCGACTGATTAATCATACGTCAGTTTCCCAATCAAATTTAACAAGCTGTAGAGATGTTTCTAAACTATCGCCTGTCATATTATGCGCAGTAGCATAAATTAAATAATAACCACTTAATCTTTTATTTTGCTCTCCTTCCATAAGAGCATTAGGTTCTACAATTGATAAATTAATTACTTCACCTGGAATTAAATCTATTCTTCCTCTCATTCCAGCAGTACACATATTATTTGTCATATGATAATTATATGCTTTTCTATTTTGAATAATCTCAGTCATATGTTGTTCTTCACGATTTACTTGACCGTCTGCTACTTCTTTCCCAGGAGGAGTCCAATCTCTATACACAATACTTTGAGGTGCATTTTCTTTTGTAAATGTATCGTTAATAAATTCAACAGTATGTTTACCACCAGAGATTCCACCAATTTGTCCTTGCATTCCTTTATAAGAACCTTTCTTCTTTAGGTAATCATAATGAAATTCTCTTTTCTTGTGTGTTGTTAAATCTATCTCCATAACAACATTCTTGTAAGCACCTTTATGCATATCGTTCATTGTTGAAACGTGAGATGCTTGATTAAAAGTTTCTAATGTTTCCATAATGACAGGACCATCTAAAGGATTTCTATCAACAACCGCACTGTACTTTAATTTTTTAATTTCACCTTTTTGTGCTTCGGATAATAACCATTCATCAGTAACCCAATTATAACCTCTTGTCGTTTCAAAGAATCTATATGTTGCTGACTTTGAACTTTTAGAGAATGCCTTTGCTGCTAAGAATTTCATTGCTTCTTGTGGAGTATAGTCAGGAATAATAACTCTCATATTACCTTCTGACTCTTCAACATTAAATTTTCTTGATGCTTCAAAATTTGGTTTAAAGTATTTCTTAAAAATATTATTAACAGCAAAAGAAGCCTTCTTATCTCTAAACGCAGTAATGACATTTTGTTTTGCTGCATTAAAAGAAGACTTTGTGATAAACTTTAAAACATAAGCATACATATCACCTGAGCCTGGCTGCTGAACTACATCAGCAATTTCAATCACTTGTAAATCTAAATTAACTTCGGTTTGTAAATCGTGACATTTAAGTTGTATCTTTAATCCTTCTTCACCACGAATAGGAAGACTATTAATAAGTCCTACACCGTCTAACAATTCAATTTCACCTGATAAAGCAACAGACGCCATTGACTGAAGTAAAGAAAGACCTCCAATCATTCCAGTAATATTCTCTTCATCCCCACGATGATTCGTAAGCATAGCAGATTCTATTGTGCAATATCCAGGGTTAAAAGTTTCCATTATGTACCAGTTATACTTTTAGTAAATTCTCGATTAAGTTGATTTAAGTATGCGTTATCAAACAAAAAGATTTCTTTCTTATTGTTATTAATGGTTTCTTCGTATTCATAAATACGATAAGCTACCCAATCGTCAGGAATAATTCTTTTGATGATTATCTTTTCACCACGTTCAGTACGCAGAATGACGCGGTCTTCTCTACGAAGATAAATCGTTCGGAATGATTCCGGTGCTAAAATAATATCATTTACTGCCATTTGCTATTCCTATACTTTTTTGATATAATATAATATGTTTTCATCAATGTCTTCTCTTCTCGTCCAAGTGACAACATCCTCTCCAACTTCACCTGACTGGTCTGTGTACTTATAAACTAAATAATCATTAAACGTTTGCGCATCCATCGGCCATTCGTAATACGGGTCAATAATATTATTAGCCATATAAACTAACCAAACATAATCCACTGAACCGTAATATTCTAAAGCAACATCTTCAGCTCTTTCACCTTCTTGAACTGTATAAGAATAATATACATAGGGGTTAGTAGATACTGCTCTTACAAAAGAAGCTCTTCTTGATATATCTCTAACCTTTCGGCCTTGATAATTAATAATTGGAAAATCTTCAAAATATTTCTTACTCATTATTCTGTTCCTGTATCTGTAGGTGTGGCGTTTGCTACTTCAGCAACCAAGTTAAACGAGACTCCTGCGTTCGGATCTGCATCGTAATCTTCTGCAGTTTGTATTTCGAGTTCTTGGAAAGCCATTTGAATTGAAATGCCCATCGGTACACCACCTTCGGCAACTGTCAAGACATTTCCTTCTGCATAATTAATTGTAATATTACTACACAAACATGGTTTAAATTTAGGATAGTGATCTTCATTAACACCTAAAAGATTAATATAAACAACTGAAGGATATTCTAAATAAGCTTTTCCTATTGAAGATGCGGTAAGATCTGCAGCTGATGTATCTGTTGGAACTAATCCTTGAACTTTAGGTAATATTTTTGCTTTTACTTTTTTAACAATATCACGTATACTATCTGCTTCTTGAGGATTTGCTGGATATAATTGCCAATCAAAAGTAAATGAACGAAGGTCAACTCCACTAAAGTGTAATGTTGTTAAAGGATTTGTAACTGAACCCATCGCAGCACCGATTGATTTTTCTCCGATACCTAAACCACCAAGTACACTTGTTCCTAATGTACCGATAAGACGAGCAAAGGTTTTTCCTGCCTCGCCGCCAATTACATCACCGCCTTTACCTGTAAGTACTGCGGCTGTTCCACCAGCAATTGCATTACCAAGATTCTTAGCAGTACCAAGTGGATCTTTTGCTGCTTCAAGACCTGACGATACTAAAAATTCTTCGATGAAGCTTCTTTCAAATGAACTGATTTGAACTCCTGTACTATCAGTAAGTGATTTTGGAATAGGTAATTCTAATACAAATGCTTCAGATTCCACTGCTCTTCTTTGTTGTGCCGTTCTCCATTGAGTTGTACTTGTTGTATTATCTGCAGCACTTGCTGCCGCAGCGGCAGAAGATAAATTGCCAACTCTTGAACCTGACACAATATTCTTATAGTCATATTTCTTGAAAATCATTTGAATTCCATGAGGAAATGAAGCTGAAGGCCATTGTAGCCTATCAGTTCCAGTTTTGTATGCGTTTGACTTTACGTTTTTAGGTCTTGCCATCGATGATTTCCTCGGATCATTCCGTTTAATTCTAATAAATATGTAGTACGGATAATAGATTATTTATAACAGTAGACGGAAAGTATATAATGGCATATAAGGGTAAATTTAGACCAAAAAATCCCGCTAAGTATAAAGGTGATCCTACTAAGATTATTTATAGGTCTTTATGGGAATTTAAAGTGTTTAAATGGATGGATATGCATCATGATGTTATATGGTGGCAATCCGAAGAAGTGATTGTTCCTTACAGGTCTCCGATAGATGGTAAAGTGCACAGATATTTTCCGGATGTGATAGTACACAAGAAAGATAATCTTGGCAATCCTCAAACGATTATGATTGAGATTAAACCAAGTGCTCAATGTAGACCACCAGATCCGAAGAATAAAAATAAAACAAAGACAGGTAGAATATCAAGAAGATATTTAAATGAAGTTAAAACATGGGGAATCAATGAAGCCAAATGGAAGGCAGCAAAATCCTTTTGTGCAGATAGAGGTTGGCAATTTACAATTATGACCGAAAAACATATTCCAGGAGCTCGATAAGTGGCAACCTTATTTTCAGATATATTAGCAAAAGGTGTAAGACGCGGCGAAATACCTGCTAGGACAAAGTCCGCTCGAGAATGGTATCGTAACCAAGCTACAACAAAAGCTGGTCGAGAAATCACAGCAGAAGCAATTACAAGTACTACAGAAAAAGGAAGATCCAAGGCAAGATTACAAGGCGAAGGATTTATTGGAGAGATGTACTTTTTTAAATATGATCCAAAGACAAAAGAGGATCTACCTTATTACGATACATTTCCACTTGTATTTCCAATAAATAAAGCAAAAGGTGGTTTCTATGGATTGAATATGCATTACTTACCACCACAGTTAAGAGCACAATTAATGGATGCGTTGTATAGTTTATCGAGTGATGATAGATATAACGAAGATACAAGATTACAGTTAAGCTATGAAGTGTTAGCAAAGGCAGGACAGTTTAAAGCATTTAAGCCTTGTATTAAAAGGTACTTAGCAAAACACGTTCAGTCTAGGTTTATTAAAATAGAGGCTTCTGAATGGGACATTGCTTTATTCTTACCAGTATCGCAATTCCAGAAAAAAGGTGCTAGAACCGTTTGGGCAGATTCAAGAAAGATAATAGCAGGATAATAAAATATGTCGTTTAACATTAATAAATTTAAATCGTCCATGGAAAGAATGGGTGGTCCTGGTAAGCTTTCTTTATTTGAAGTAAGAATGGGTAGACCTAAATGGATGAATGATGCTGAAAAGTTTACAGAGTTTAACGAAAGAGACTTTAGTTTATTTTGTAATAAAGTTGATTTTCCTGGTGTTGATTTAGCTACGACTCCAATGGATTATGTAGGACAACTAACAAGGTCAATACCTTCTTCAGTAACAACACCTGGTCCAATCTCTTGTACTTTCTATTGCGATTCAGATCATAATACAGTAAGGTTCTTTCATAGATGGATGAGAGAAGTAATGAACTATAGTTCTGCAGGTGGAATACATTCTGAGTTTGGTGGTAAGTTAAAAGGAGAAGCAGGATTTCCTGATAACTATGTTTCTGATTTAGAAATACGACACTATTCAACTGATAGTCAGCCAGGAGTATATTACTCTACCGAAATTCAAAGAGCGTTTCCTACTAAAGTATCACCTTTAAGTTTAGATTGGACATCAGGTGGAGTTGCTATGATAACAGTTGACTTTGCTATTGAAGATTATAAGTTCAGTTCTGATAAAGCAGGAAACACAGGAGCTCGTTCAACAAGAGGAGGGGGTTTATTAGACCTTCTTGGTGATATCGCAGGATTCGCTGATACAGTAAGAGGAACACTTAAAGCCGGGAAGCCAAGGTCAATACAAGACGCAGTGAATAGATTACAAAGATTAGGAAATGCAGTTGATAGCGTTTCAGATAACATTCCACAAAATAATGGTACAGGTACTTAAATAGGAGATATATTATGGCATTACCAAAAATTGATTTACCTTTGAATGAGTTGGCATTACCCAGCTCAGGTGAGAAGATTAAATATAGACCGTTTACGGTTAAAGAAGAAAAGATTTTATTAGTAGCAGCAGAGACTAAAGACCCTTATGCTGAAATGATGGCAATTAAGCAAGTTGTAGGTAATTGCTTGTTTGATGTTGATGTATCTAAAATCTCAATGATAGATTTAGAATATGTCTTTTTAAAATTAAGAGCAAGCTCTGTAAGTAATATGACAGAATTTATGATTACAGATCCTGACACAAAGGAACAGGTTAAACTTGATTTTGATGTTGAAACAATGGAAGTAGTTCATGACCCAGAACACTCTAAGGAAATTCAAATTAATGATGACTTAGTTTTATTTTTGAATTACCCATCTATTGATGACTTTGCTGGTATTCTTGAGATGAGTCCAAACGACCCATTATTGAATTATACAATTATGGTTGCATGTTTAGATAAGATCGCAACTGAGGATGAAGTAATTTCATTTAAAGAACATAGTGAACAAGAGATTGCTGACTTTATGGATAATATGTCTGGAGACGTAATTAAAAAGATCACAAGATTTTTTGAAACAATGCCAAAATTAAAACAAGAACTGAAATATACAAATAGTAATGGAGATGATAAGACGTTTGTCGTAGAGGGCATTCGTACTTTTTTTACCTAGGCCTTAGTCATATAAGTCTAGGGCATTATTATCAAATTATATTCGGTTTAACTCAACACCATAAATGGAGTTTGAGTGATATAGAAGGTATGATGCCTTGGGAAAGAGATTTATATTTTCAAATGCTATTAGAGTTTTTGGAAAAGCAAAAAGAAGCACGGGAAAATAACAGAGGTTAACAGGAATAAGAAATGGCTGAATTAAGCGCAGATACACAAGCAATAATAAATGCTCTAACGGAGCAGGGCAGACTATTGCGTAATGATGGTAGAACTAATTCAATAAAAACTGTTAACATTAAGCTTGAGAAATTCCAAGAAAGCTTTAATGCTATGAATCAAGTATTAGCAGATATATCCGCTTCGATGAGACAGATGGTTGGAGGAGAAGGCGCGGAAGGTACAATATCAGTCGGTGGTGCAGCAGGACAAGCCGCTGCTTTAAGGGAAGCATTTGAAGGTCAAGAAGACCAAACTGAAGTCTTAGAACAGTTAAGAGACCAAATGAGACGACAAGCGGATCTTGATGATGCTGAATTAACTAGAAAAGAATTAGAAGAAAAAGAAAAACAAGAACAGGAAAAGAAAGATCGTCTGAAAAAACAAGGCGATGAAAATATAAAAAATCTAAAAGAAAATACAGTAACTGGACAATTAGTGTCTAACCCTGTAGGTTTCTTGACCAAAGTAATAAAAGGCGCAATGATTGGTTTTATTGGGTTCAATGTTATAAGAGGAGTTGTTGACGCATTTACTGGTGGAGCAATGTCTAAATTTATTGAAGACATTGACTGGGAAGGTCTTGGACAATCAATCAAATCGTTTTCTGATTTATTATTTAGTAATAAATGGTCTGCTTTTGCCGCTGTACTTGGAAGTTGGTTATTAGTTGACTTTGGTGCACCTTTAGCAGTTAACATTGTTGGACAGGCATTAAGAACAAACGCCCTAACAACTGCATTGGCAAAAATGTCACCGGGTCAAATTACATCAGCTCCAGGATTCTTTAGCGCTCAAAAAGCATTAAAGGTTGGTATGATTGGATTGGCTGGGTTAGCAATTGCCGGAATCACAGAAAAACTTGCCGAGAGCGCAGCTTATGAAAATTTAACTGAAGATGAAATATTAAAAGCAGAACGTGCTAATTTCCAAACACCGAAGAGTTCAGCAATAACAGTTGCTGGTTATGCTGCAGCAGGTGCAACACTTGGTTCATACTTCGGACCAAAAGGAGCATTAGTCGGACTCGCAATTGGTGCCGCTGTTGGTGCAGGTAAATTAGTCTTTGAAGCAATGCAAAGAACAACTGAAGAAAAAGTAGATGTTGCTGAAATTGAAGAACGATTAAAAATGGATGAAATAGAAGCGGATCGTTTAGCAGCGTTAGAAATGTTAAAGAAACACGCGGAAGATGCATCCTTTACTCTATCAGATGAAGCACTGAAAAGTTTAAGAATACAAGCTGGTTTAAATCCTGAAACTGGTGAACCGATGATTGATGGGCAAAGTCAACTTGACCAACAAATCCAAGAAGTAAGATTAGAAACAGACACAGTCTTAGCAGAACAACTAAACAAACAAAAGAATATATTAGCGAGAGCAAAAAAGTCAGCCGAGAGTGGAGTATATGAACAATTTGTTCCTGACGGAATGGGTGGTGGTCAATACATTGATATAACAGATGCTACAAGAATTGCCGAACTGCAAGCACAACGAGATGCAAACCTAGCAGAACAATTAAGAGTAATGTCAGAATTAGAAGCAAGGCGTGATAAGAGAGTTGCTGAAGGTGCTGATGAAGATAATTTCATTTATCTTGCACCAAAAGGTTTCTGGGAAGGCTTTAAAGATATATGGGAAGACTCAAGCGATAGACGAGAAGATAGATTAGAAGACTTCAGAAAAATGTTTGAAGATTACGAAGGATCTGATGTTGACGGTGATGGTAAAATTGATTTTAAAGCTAGTGAAGAAGTAATGAACCAAGCATTGGAAGCAATTAGTTCAGGGGCAATAACTCCAGACCAAGCAATCACAATTATCAAAGCAGGCGATTCACAGACAAATATTGATAGCTCAGATAAATCTACAAATTCAAAATATAACTTTAGTGCCGCAGGTATTGACGCACTATTAAATCCAAACGGTGGTTAAATAAAAAAGGGACCCCGAAGGATCCCCTAAAAACGGCCGAGCTGGGTGCAACTTTATCAGTGTTGTCCAACGAGGATTGTTTTTATTGTTTTAGATAAGCAAGAACATTTTCAGGTGCAGATTCACCATAAGGATCTGTTGGACAATCATCTTCAAATCCAGGTTCAATAAACATCTTTTCAACAACACCGTCTTCTACGACAGCAGCATATCTCCAAGATCTTTTACCGAAACCAAGATTATCCTTTGCGACTAACATTTCCATACCTGCTGTAAATTCACAAGATCCATCAGGAATGAATTTAACATTCTTGACTCTAAGATCTTCAGCCCATGCATTCATAACAAAAGCATCATTACAGGATACACAGTATACTTCATCTATGCCTGCTTCCACGATTTGGTCATATAATACATCAAAGCCTGGTACTTGATTTGTTGAACAGGTTGGTGTGAATGCTCCAGGTAGTGAGAACATTACAACTCTCTTACCACCAAAATAGTCATTGGTTGTTGGATATTGCCATTCAAAATCACCAGTGTCTACATTTCTGCTTCTTACTTTGAAAGTTACGTTAGGTACTTGTTTCATTATATAGTTTCCTTATCAGTTGGGAGGCCATTGCGACCTCCCGGATTAAAATAGATTAACCTTTGAGAAGTTCTTTCTCAGTATTAATCTTAATTTTACGTGCTTTCTTTGCCTCAGGAATAATTCTTTCCAATGAGACAGTTAAAAGACCGTTTGTGAAGTTGGCATCGATTACTTCAATATCGTCCGCAAGAGTAAAGCTTCTTTTGAACTTCTTGAAAGAAATACCACGGTGAACATAATCACCTCCGCCATTGAAGTAATCACCTGCTTCATCCCATGTGGAACGAATGGTTAATACATCTTCTTTTACTTCGATTTCTACATCATCAATATCAAGTCCTGCCAAAGCAAGGTCAATATAGAACTTGTCTTCGTCTCTCCTGATATTGTAAGGCGGGAAGCCTTGTGATTGATGTACTTGAGGGAACTCCACCAATCTGTCGAAGACTCTATCGAATCCTACAGCAAAAGGGTGTAGTTGATTTATATTTAATCCAGTCATTTTTATCTCCTTTAATAAGCTAGATATTATTATTTGATGGTTATTACCCATCACCTTTTGTAAAGCCCTTACGGCACCTTACTAAATTATTTATACATTATATACTAGTTTGTTAAGAATGTCAACTATTCTTTTTTACCAATATTATATTTAACTGTTAAATCCCATTCATTCTTTTCTTTAAATGAAATGATTTTTATTTGATTTAGAGAAGCAATTGGATCCGCTGATTTTGAAGGATCCACAATCTTAACAAGTTCCCATTCTTCTAATAGGTTCACAATCGTATTACGACGTGAAATGTCTTCTTCTGTTAATGTATTGTGCTTACCGTCTAAAATAAACAATTCTTTAAAATGTAGGATAGCATATCTTCCTTTCTTATGAAGGATGTGACAAGATTGATAAAGTTTCTTTTCTTTACGACTCGATATACCGATACGAGTCAATGTTTCTTTAATCTTGAGGAAGCTATCTTGTGTGGGGAGTTCGACTTCTACGCCAACTCCTTTGAAAATATCTGTGTCCATGATTTATATTCACCTTATTAATTATTTCTAGTGGCATGGTATATAACCATATAAGATTTATTTATAAAAATCATATTTTAACCACCTTCATTAATTTTATCATGGACAATTTCAAGTTGTTCTTTTGATAGAACTTTAAGATATTGTTTTGCTACGGTACGATTACATTGATATACTTGTTGGATTGCGTCAAGATTTGTATCTTTTTCGGCTTTAGGCCATTTGGAAAATCTTTTACGCTTTCTTAGAACAGAACGATAATAATCAAACTGAGCTCCATCAAATAAATGATGTCGCATATTCATTTCGTTTGCATGTAATATTGTATCTTCAAAATTAACGAAGCCACGGTTCACGATAAAGGCATTGTACATCTTTTCAGTATGTTCAGGTATATCTGAGTTACGAATAATATCTTCCTTTGTAAAGGATGCAGCATTCATAAAATCAAACGGTGTTAGGTCTTTCATCAAGTACCTCCTGAAGCTCTTTTGCTAATATATCAAATTCTTTACCGCAAGATTCACACAAAGTAACTTTATGCTTACCTTCCGAAGTATTCATTTCAACAGTATATGCTTTCTTTTTTGTCGTTGTTGTATTACAGTTAAAACATCTTGTCTTTAACATTATACATACTCACATTCAATCATAACCTCAGTTAAGAATGCAACCATATTAATTTCTTGGTCAGCAACTAAACCTGACTTGTACATATAATCAGCTAATGTAACTATAAATCCAGCTTGTGATTGTAAAGTGACCTTTTCCGAACACATATCATAGATACGACGAAACATTTCATTCATATCTTGGTCGGAATTCTTTGCTACCCATTTACGCATATCGGTAAATTGTTTACCTTTTAATAAACGAAATAGGTCATCAATAGATTCTTGTTTCAGATTAACAAAGATACCTTCGTCAATTTTACCTGAAGCTGCATATGATTGTAGTTCAGTTAATACACGACGGAAATCAGGGAAGTGTTTTTCAATTACTTTAGCAACTACTTTAGGATCGTATTGAACTTCTTCTTGGTCAAGAATTGCTTTGACTCTCTTGAAGAATTCCATTGCCATTTGTGGACGATCATTTGTATCAATAGTAAAATCTACTTCTGATAGCCTTGAACGTAATGGACTGATAATACGATTCTTGAAATTACAAGTAAAGATAAATCCACAGTTAGAAGAATATTCTTCAATAAAGTTACGAAGAGCAGGTTGAACATTTGCTGCGTTCAGATAATCTGCTTCGTCAAAGATTACATACTTACGTCCTGTTCCTGTGAGAGAAACAGCGGATGCGAAAGTAGAGATGTCGTATCGGAGAGTATCTATATTAACATTAAGAGAACCATTCTTTACGATATAATCGCAACCGAGTTCTTCAAGCATTGCCTTTGCGACAGTAGTCTTACCTACACCAGGACCGCCTGTTAATAATAGATTTGGAATACTTCCGTCTGATACGAACTTACGGAATGTTTCTTTTGTCTTATCAGGTAGAATAGTATCAGCAACTACTTGCGGACGATATTTCTCAACCCATAAGACTTCGTTTGATTTTGCATCAATCATAATTCACCATAAACATAATATAAAAATTTGAGAAACCGCGAGGGTGTTTCCACCCTCACTTCTCGAGAAATGAGTTATTGATTACTCAACAACTTTATCAGCTAAAGGAGCACCTTCAGTTACTGATGTATCAACATTGGCATCCTGTTGACCAAGACTTGGGTCTTGCTGAGGTCCTTTCTGTCTTAAAAATGCTTCGATTTTATTTCTTAGCATTCCTATTCCGGCAAGTTCCTGTCCTTGGAATCCACCACGTTGAGAGACTACGTCAATAATCTGCAACACAGTTGATAGGTCTCCAAGATTGATAACCACTTCTTGTTCTTGGCCTTGTTGTTGGCCAAAGTTACCTCGTACTGGTTCATTCATAATTTCACCTTTTATTATAAGTCGACTTTGAATCTATAGCCACATAATATGTGACACCTTTTCCTTTAAATTCTGAGATACCTTTTGAACAAAGCGTAACCTCATAATCCAAAGACATGAGTTTTAAATTATCAGTTTTAATAATAATTTTAAACTCGTCGGCAGTATCCCCGATTTCAACGCCAAAGTCATCTGCGCCTTCGTTCGTACTGTCGATTGCTTTCAGATAGCATTTGCCGCCTTCGCCTACAAACGCAATCTCTGAAAATTGTAATACCCCTGCTGCTTTGAGCACCGAAGTTAATTCATCATTAGATACATTAACTACAACATCTGCTGAAGGAATAGTAATATCCTTTTCAGGTGGTGTATGTATCATTGATAAATCTGCATAGACATATTTCGTTCTACGCTTACCTTCCGAGATAATAAAGTATTTATCAAAAAACTCTACATCTGGGTCATTATATAAAGACAAAATTGATAAAAATCTTGAAAGATCGTATACACATGCATCTGATGGAATTTCATCAGGAATGTCTGCGATAGCAATTAATGTCTTCTCCGGAGTGATAGTCTTAAGAACATTACCTTCTTTCATCAAGATTGACTTGTTGATTTGAGTAAAGCTTTTTAAGACCGTCAAAGTTTCGTTAGAAAATTTCATAATATAAGTTTCTCCATTGATATTATTTGTGGTATATTATATACCATTTACTTGGACTTGTCAACAGGATTATAAGCTTTCTTATTAGATTTAGAATCTGCAGTAGCAGTAACTCCTAGTTGACCTAGAGCACCCATGTCACCCTTAAAGATATAAGAACCAACATGGTTGATTTTCATCCAAGGACACATCCAAACTGAAAGACCTGCTTTACGAGCCATCTTACAGAAAAAGTAATCCTCGGATAAGTACCTCTTTGACTCTGGGTCAATGACACAATCAAAGAAAGCATGAATCTCACGAGTACCGTCAAACTGGTCAGTACGAACATGGTCAGGTTTATATGATAACTCTGGATATGTGTCTCGATATCTTTCGAGAGCATCTCTTGTAATTAACATAAACCCAGTTCCACCTTCTGCCACTTCAACAGGGTCGGAGAGTTTAAATTGTCTTATATCCGCAACAGGGTTAAAGACAAAATCTGATGTATATTGTTCAAGTTCAAAAGGATTTTCCTTTCCAACACCTTGCTGTGCTGCTACAGAAACCTTTTCCCATGCAATTGTTTTCTTTGGATATGGACCGCATACAATATCATACTTCTCTGGGTCTGATATTTGTAATGCAAGTAATGCTAATGCATCTCTTGGGTCAAATCCAATATCTGAATCTATAAACAATAAATGAGTACAGTCAGAACGAAGGAATTCATCAACAATATAATTCCTAGCTCTTTGTACTAAACTTTCGTTAAATAAGAAATAGTATTTCATTGGAATTTTATGCGATGAACATAACATACTTAAATCATTTGTTGACTTTGTATATAATCCTGCACAAGATCCACCATACATAGGTGTTCCAATAAAGAGTCGTTGTTTTTGTAGTTCTTCTGTTTTTACTTCTAATTTCATACTGTGATTTGCTCCATATCATTTTCAGCTCTAGTGATTGACTGTAATCTCATTACGTCAGCCAATATATCCCAAGCTGAATCGTGTGCTTTAAATACAGAATCCCATTTATCTTCATTAGCACAAGGAGGGAATCCATTCTTCTTCAAACCAAAATCAAACTTTGCATCAATAAAAGTTCTTGTATCTCTAACTTTCCAATGTTGTAGGTGTGATTGTAAATGATTTACTTTATTCTGAGATTTAAATAATCTTTCCAGAATAACTGGGTCAAATGAATTAGACCTTGACCACCAAAAATCAATCTTTGGGCTATCAATTAAAAAATCTGTGAATTGTTTTACAAAATCAGCAACAGATAAATCAGAACTCTTAGGAGCAATATTCTTTCTTACTTCAGAATCCTGCTGCGACCAAAAGTCCAATGTACTTTTATCAACTACCCAATTGTAATTCTTGACTTGCTCCGATACATTCAATTTGAATTTCTTCACCTTGAATACATCGCCTAAATTGTATGGATCGTCAGACGTAAACTTGTCCCATTGAAATACCATTACTGACATATCAATGACAGCACAATTATGTACGTCTTGACCCATTGTTTCAAAGTCTATTATTAAATCATTTCTCATGGTGTATATTATACTCTATTTTTTATTGAATGTCAATAGTTTATGACATAAATTCTTCAAGAGATGGAGTTGTATCTTTTCCGTTAGGGTCAAACTCCATTAATTGTTTATGATTGTTTTGTCTTAAATAAGTGGTATCAGATAATGTTAGTTCCCCTCTTAAAAATTTACCAATCTCAAAATGTAAATCTCTTGATGTAGGTACAGGAACATTTTGAGCAATATGATTTACTTTAGGCAATCCACCTAATAGTTCAAAGTCTTCTGGGAATCCCATCATATGTAGAGCTTCACGAATAGTTAATGACCTATCTTCAGTTGGGTGAATCGTATCAACCATATTACGACCAATGACTGCATTCATATAATCACCAAAGACATGTACTGAACCATCCCATACACCTAATCCATCAGCATACTTTTTAATTGCGTGGTCAGAATACTTAATACCTTTTTCATGTCCTGTCTTATGGAACCATTCGTTTGCTTCTTTCATCCAACCTTTTTTGTTAACATAATTGAGAGTTGTCTTTACATCTTCTTCTAACATAATCTCTCTTACATCACGGTTTGTTTTTGTTTTAATAAATGTATAGTAAGGTTCTTCAGGTACATTCTTATTAATAATCAAATCGTGTTGTAATGCATCATCAGGAATCTCTTGAAGATATTCAGAAAATGATTTACGATCACGGTTATACCAGTTTAATACAGGAGAAGTACTTGACTTCCAACCAATCGCAAACGTTCTATCTCGTCCCTGAGGAACTCCATGATATCTCGTTGAGGTTTTATACAGAGATAAAGAATAACCTCTCTCAGCACAAATTTCATACAGTCTATTTGCGACTGGACGACCTTTGTTTGTATATAGTGCAGGAGCGTTCTCAACAATAACAACCTTTGCTCCTAAAACATCAATACCATCTTGAAAGACCTGATACATAAATTCGTTCTTTGCACATTTAGCACCTTTTGATTCTTCAGTTAATCCAGTATTCAATTGCGATAATGCAGCGCAAGGTGGAGTACCTGATACTACATCCACTTGTTTAATATTTGGATTTTCAGAATCAAGTAATACATAAGGAATATCACGTCCTTTCGTTACTTGTTGATAATTGACATAATGTCCATCGTTAGCTTCAAATCCACTATAAGAATAAATTGCTTCGGGTGGTTTACCGAAAGCTTTTTCCGCTCCTAGCATTTGTCCACCAATAAGCGGAATAAGTGGTGCCCATGTTATATCTTGTTTCATCCAAAAAAGTCCTCAAGTGTAGCAGCAGTTTTCTTTTCGTATTGTGATATATCAGTAGCGATATAATCTTCATCAATTGCTGTCATAATTTTATTGTTTAAGAAGGTGCCATCATATAACTCAGGCTTGCATATAAGTTTACGCAATCCTTTAACTACTGATAAGTACTCTTCTTCATTATTTAGTAATCTATCCATTCTTTCTTTAAACTCAGTTGGAGTTTTTGGTCGTAAGAAGTCAGGTATAGGTAAATGTTTCTGTTCATCATATGTTGGATGTAAGAAAGGAACAACTCCTGCGTGTATCATTTCAATATACTTTGCTGTTACCCAACCTTTTTCAATTGGAATAATAAACGTAAATTTAACATTATCCAATTTACGAATTACATCGTCAAGATGAATAGAACCTTTGAACCTAGCATCAGTTTCTGTATCTGGGTGTTCCCATTTTCCATAAACTTCAACATCTTCAAAATCGTTCAATACCCATTCCTTCATCAATCCATATCTTGAAGGTTTACCTTCATTCAATATGACCATAAAAGGAATGTTTCTTGTTGTATTAAATTCTTCTGTATAGTCGTAACGAACACAAAAGTTTGTTTCCATTCCTGCATATACAGATTCTACAAATTTGTCGGATCGTTCTTGGTTTTCATATGATTCTATTGTACTTGCTTTATACTTATAATCATATTGACCTAACGACTTATTTGGTAAATGAAAGATATCTCTTGATTGATTCATTACATATCGTGGATCATTTACAATCTCAACGTAGTCAGGCTTTTCTTCATTTAACCAAATCGCAATAGGAGAAGTATAGTTCTTTGTCATATCAATCACAGAAGCAGGTTTACCGTCAGTGATACCTTCTTTTAAATGTTTCACTTGAGTAATCTTACCTGGGATCGTAACAGTACCAACTTGACCTACCATCATAACAGTATAATCTAACTTAAATCCTCTCTGATTAAAATAGTTAATCACATGACGATAAAAGCTATCGGTTTCATCATTCTTAATACCTTTCCAAATATCAATTACATTATCATACGGAAACAAATCCAAAGCTTCAGATTCAGAAAGAGTGCTGAAGTCAGAACGACCGATAATATAAAATGTTTTGTCTGGGTTATTATTTGCGAGTGCAATTAGAACTGAAGATGGCTCGTTGTCTCCACCGATAGGTGAGAACCTATTGCGTTTAAACTTGACTGACTTGCCAATCTTTGCGAATCCAATGTTTTTCATAATATATAATTATCCGACTGTATTTTTATTTATTAGAATTGACCACACGTTGTCTGAGCTCTGTTGAACTGAATGAGTGTCTTCGTCTATTATAATGAACAGGACATAAGCCTTTACCTGTATGTTCTTGGTCTTTATACTCTTCACCAACAATTCTTATGTCAGGATTAATCGTCAAGATCATATCAACGATTTCTTGTTCTGTTGTAAAAGGAATAACCTCATCAACATACTTACAAGATGATACCTGTATGTATCTCTCAAAAGGAGTTTGAATAGGCTTGTTCTTTGACTCAGGACGATCCACTGTTGGGTCAATCAATAATCCAACAATTAAATAATCACACAATGTCTTTGCTTCTTGTAACATTACAATATGACCTGCGTGAAACAAATCAAAAGTAGAACATGTAAATCCTACTTTAAAATCTTCAGGTAATTTCTTTCTATCTAAAAACATAATTCTTCCGTAATATCATTAACACATTGTATAATAAAATCTTTATCAGGGTGATACTTATATACACGAATAATCTCAGCTGCTGTTAAAATTATTAATGTGTTTCTTTCTATTTGAGGATTGTAAGCTAACAGCGTATTAATTGAAAGATCTTGTAGTTCAATGTTATAACGATTAATAAGCAAGCTTGCGATAAACTTTGCTATGTCAAGTTCACGACAACCAAATACATTAGGGATAGGGTCAATTAAGTACATGTTATGTTCATTAAACAGCATGTTCTTAATACCAAAATCTCCGTGACAATACCCGTATTCTAAATTAATATTTGCCATCCTTTCAACAATATCGTTAAACACAGGTACATCAGCTAACTGAACATGACCTACAATCCTTGCGATATAGTCATCAAATGTTAAAAACTTTTTAGTAGGTATATGACCGAATTCATCAAGTGCTTCTTGTATCATTGCCAATGCTTTATACGGAGAATGCTTAAAGAACTCTTCATCGTGTTCAATGTAATCCATTGTAATTGTATCACCAACCACTCTATGGATTTCTGGAGTATATACTGCACTGCCAGTTTGCTTATACCATTTTGCCACTTCATGAGCATTACTTGCGGTCTTATGTACTAACATACCATCAGTGTAAATATCAGATCCTGATAGACCACCTTCTAATTCACGAATGTCAGCATATATAAAATCTTCAGGTGTAATACCTTTATCATCAATATAGTATGCAGCAAGTGGTTTATCAAAAGACAACATATGATATTTTACATGGTGCTTTTCTAACCAAGACCGTATTTGTTCTCCATACTTTTCTTCTGCTTCAACTCTACTCCTACAAGAAATAGAACCACGAGCAGTAAAAATATCTACTTGCCAACCTGCATTATACAATTCATTGCATTTTTCAATCAAAGCAATATTTGGTTCTGCATTTTCCCAATCTCTGTTTGACGTAAACGCTAATGTGTCGTCAAAGTCAAGTACTATTCTTTTGTGTAATGCCATAATTATTTCTTAAAGATAATGGATCTTGTTAGTCCACCAAAGTGATAACAGAAGAAGAGGAATAAAGGAACAGCAATAGCAATACGAATACTATCTTTAGTCATATTGATTGCTTCCATTAAAAATACGGCGCCTGCCATTGTTCCAAAAATAATAGCAACGAACACGATGCCATAAGTCATATCTGTAATAATTTCTTTCATAATATAATATCCTTAAAATTTAACTACCATTATAACATGGTTTACTATAAATGTCAATAGATTAGTTGACAGTATCATGTAAAAAGTCAATATCAACTCCTGATTCGTCAAACATACGTCTTGACTTTTCAAATGAGTCTAACCACTTTTGTGGAGAATCCATCATACCAATGACAATTCTATTTATGCCTACTTGGATAATACCTTTTGCACAATCGTGGCAAACTGGTAATCCCCATACATACATTGTAGAATCCTTTAATGAAATGCCAGAAAAGGTCGCATTGTATATACAGTTCATCTCGGCATGAACAACCAAGTCATATTTAATTGTTCTATCTTCATACCGAGCAGGTATATCTTCAATTCCTTTTGGAAATCCATTATACCCAGTTGCTAGTATACGACGGTCAGAGTTAACTGCCACCGCTCCTATTTGTTTTGAAGGGTCTTTGCTCCAACAAGATATTTCCTGAGCAACACGCATAAAGCGTTTATCCCACTTTGAGTCCATCAATTAATTCCTCAATAAAGTTGAAGTGTCTTTCATATACATGGAAGTTTGATGCTGTCCAAATTAATTCACCAACTTCGATACCAAGATCTTCAGCAAGTTGATTCTGAACATATTTTGCCCAAGCATAATCATTGTTATATCCAAAGACTGCATCGTTAGAACGCATCAAGTAATGCGATACTAATTTATTGTCGCGAACATAAAAAGTATTTGCGTAGGTACACATAAAGTCAGACATACCATCTCGGTTGTAATCTAAATGCATACTTGGTCGATTATAAATCATTGTTGCTCTACGAGAGTTTGGATTGTTATTCAATTCACGAAGAACGTGCTTGTATTGATTACCATTCTCTTCAGAGTAAATGCACCAACCATAATTAGAGTTAATCAAACCTTCGGTTGAAGCAACAGATTTCCAAATCTGCGGCGTTTCACCAGGAATATCATTAACATTCAATGATTGAGATTTATACCATTCTAATTCACGTTCAATATATGCATACGCAGGTTTACGAATGATATGATCTTCATCAGCAATAAATGTTGCTCCGATAACTTCAACAGTTTTTACACCTGTCTTATCAATGACAAAATCTTCACTAAGATATTTGTCAATAATCATTTGTCGCATATAAGATACGTTCATTAAATTGATTCCATTAATGCTTCAATATCCGATACTTCAGCAACGAGATCTGAAACGTTTTGATTATGGAAAGCTCTTGCAGTTTTCCTTAAGATTGATTTTGGAATCTGTACTTCTTCAGCCAAAGCATTAATTGCTTCTTTTTGAAAATCACGTTCTGATTCCATTCTTGTAAATGAATTGCTCATTTCTTCCATGCAGCCACGGATTCTTTTCTTGTCTTCGTCACTTGACGGTAATATCACATTACTCATTATTTAGTACTCCTATTAAATACATCTTTAGTTGGATCTTGACCTTTAATACCTTTACGACAGTAAGAGACAAAGAAACTTGAATAGTTAATTAAATCTTTTGCTGAATCTTCAAGGGATTCAAAGTTAGGATCATAATCATCCGACTGCATTGCTTCCATAACAGATTTCATACGAAGCATTTTTGCATGCATAATATCATGAATGGTTGTAATACCGTTAGGATAGTAGTCGGCTTGTTGAACAGTTGAGTTCGGATTCTGATAATCGCGAGACTTTTTCAACTGAAGGTCAACGCACTCTTGTAGTACATCAACCGAAACTGGGTTTGCTTGTTTGCTCATAGGCAATCTCCATAATGTAAAGTACTATTATAAATTATTTTGTGTACAATGTCAATAGTTAATTTAATTGCTTACTGAAAGGTAACTCATAACCTTCTGATAAAAACTCTGCGGTTAAAGACCTTTCTATATTACGATGTATTTGAACTTCTTGCTGCATAACTGTTCCATTCATAGGACATATTACATCAACAACCTGTGGAGGTGTATAAATTCCAAATACGTAAATAAGTTCTTTGGTTAATTTGCGTTCTTTCATAATACGAAAGATTCTGTGATTTGTTCCATCACCTTTGCCATTAAGAATACCTTTTCGGTACATTCCTACACGACCATTCCAACCCATCATACCGCCTGCTATGCCAATTTTCATTAATTGACCTTTACACACCATATAATATACTAAATCTTCATTTAGTTCTTTGCGTTGAATGTTTGGTGATTTTTGATACTCAAGCTGCTCTCCGTTTATTTTTAACGTGCCGATGAATATCATCTTACTTAGATGTTCTTTTAATAAAGACCCATCTATCGACAGGTCTTCGTTAAACATTTCTGTTTGCATAATATAAAGTCTATTTTAATTTATAGATATATTATACTCTACTTCCTACGAAATGTCAATAGTTATTTTAGGATTACTCTCCAAACATTTTGTATTCTGCTGGATTTCATCAATTTATGTAAGTATTTCATACTATCCTTGTTTGTTTATGTTACACTAATGAAAACAATATGTTACATTAATGTTACAATTATTTATACAAAGAGTTCGATTAAGGTATTGAATTTATACAACTTTTGGTGGAACAGGTAGAGCAAACTGCTTAATTGACTGTAATTTATCTTCAGCCTCAGCAAGTTTTGCCACTTCTACATCAAGAGTTTCAACCGTACCAGGATGTTCTGCTACTCCAACTCCATTTTCCAAAAAGACAGCAATGTTTGCTGAATGTTCAGCAATCTGTCCTTCATACTTTGCGATTAACGCATTTACTAATAATTCACTCATAGCCATATTATTCTCCTTTTAATGTTGGTAGGACTCCATGATTTCCTTCATGAGATGGAGCCGTCCATCCTTCTGGTTTCATTAAGTCAGGTACACCAAGTGGATTTGGCCTTCCTTCTTTTACACCTACTTCTTTTGCCATGTTTGCCTCGAGAACTGCGTCCCAAGCTTTATAAGGGTCGACTCCGAAGGCATCAAGAGTACCGATTGCCACTACACAAAGGTCAACTAAACCATCTACGATTTCTTCGGAGTCGATAACTTTTTGCGCATTTCGAGTTTCAGTTAATTCCTCTTCCAAGAAATCAATTCTAAATCTCAAAAACGCTTTTAATTTGTCAATGTCATTTGCATTGTTCGCAACCCAATCTCTTGTCTGATATTTGTTTTGCATATCTTGTATATCTTTAACCCAATCTTTACTCATTTGGATATCCTTGTGAAATATAAACACCAATCATACCAATTTGACCTTCGGTTAGCATACCTGCTGTCGGCCACATCATTGCAGATTGTGGTCCTACCATTTCTTTATTTTTATATGCCAATAGTTTTGTAATAATATCATCAGCAGATTGTCCTTGTAATTTAGGACCGATTCCACCTTGACCTTGAGGTCCGTGACAAGCTGCACAAGTATTCATTGTTGAACGAATAGGCGCAAATCTATCTTCTGCCACTGCAGTTGTTGATAATACTAATGTCATTGCGATAATAAACTTATTCATAATAATTCCCTTAATTCCATAAAGCCACCGACGTTTTCTCCATCCTTTTGTATTTGAGGAAAGGTTCTTGCACCGGGAAATGTTTCAAAAAATTCTTCTTGCTGATAATCTTCACCAAGCATTAAGTATTCGTAATCAAGTCCTTTTGATTCGCATAGCTGTTTTGCCATATTACAGTATGCACAATTGTCTTTACCGTAAATTTTTATCATACTAACTTTAGTCCTCCTTGACTATCAGGTAGTGCGATTCCTGATGTTGCTTCTATAACTTGTTTCTTTAATTCATCTGCAGGTTCTACAACAAACATCACATGTTGTTCACCAATAGATACTGGTTTTCTTTTTGCGTAAGGTACGAAAGGAACCATTCCAATTTTACCTTCACCTGCTGGTACTAACAAAATTCCATCCGTTAATGTATAGAAACCTTTATCATATACCACTTTTGCTACAACCTCTTCTCCGGTTGATAGTCTTACAATTTGTACATCGCTCATAGCAATTCTCCTTTAGTGTGGTTTATTATATCACACTTTAATATAAATGTCAATAGTTTAGCTGAAAAAATCTTCAATCGTATTTACTCGTTCAGCTGACCAACCAACCGCATCTAGGATTGATTGAATAGGATTTAGGAATACTTTATCAAACTGAAGTTCAGTATCAATATATTCATGTAATCCAAGTTGTTTAGGCAATAACCCAGGAACCGAGATTGCGTTTTCTCGAATAGGATTTGGTACCTTTAAATAAAGTAGCTTGACTTTATCTCCACCTTGGATAGTTTCAAATTTCTTATCAAGTCCTTTTTCCTTTAGGAAATGATTATACATCAAGGAACCGCGAACATGCATCGGAGTACCTTTCTTATATATGGATCCTTTCTCTTGATACTTTTTAAGTTCAGATACACCTGAAGTCTTTGCGATAGCAATAGGATCCAGCTTTTTAAATTCTTCTTTGAAATCTTTGATGAACTCTTGAGTTGTTT